ACGTCTTTTGTGCTGTATCCCATGTCACACCCCTTAAGCCTTCGCCGTCACAGTCACACCCGCGCCCATCGGACGATAGAGCAGGTAAACCGTGGCGATCCCGCTGTCAGGGTCAGCGTTAGCCGCCACATAGTCGATGCCACCAGGAAGCAGCATCGCTGGGACTGTGCATCCCAGCGGTATCGCTGTGCCAGCGGCGGCTTTGACCTGATTGGCTGCCGATGCGCCCGTAACATAGAGAACATCCCCAATCGCAGCCGCATTGATGTCCACCGTATCGCAGATGTCGGTGCTGGATGCAGTAGCCTGGCTAGGGTCGAGCTGCCATTTGACCGCGCAAGCATCAGCGCTCACCGCCTCGGTGATGTGCGTAAACAGCCCGACCAACTGGATCGGTCCGCCCGCGATGGTGAACACGTCCTCGATGTTGTTCCCATCCAGCGCTGTACTTGCCCTGCTCACGCAGTAGACGACCGGTGCATCCAGGTCGAAGTGCTCGTAGGCTAGCGCGTCATCGGCAACCTTCGCCGCTGTGATCGCATCAGCCTGAAGCCCAACCAGCTGCGTCGCCGTCGCGTGCTGCGCGTTTGCCGGTACAGCCTCTTCGTCGCTGCCACCGTCCGTGTCCACCCAGGTGTTATCGTGGCAGCTCAAGGCCGCGCTGTCGAACGCCGTCGCCTGCGCGTTCGTCTGCAGCTTGTTGCCTACGGCCCAGCCCGTTACGGCTGTGCCACTGATCTGAATCGCGTGCTGGGCTGCTTGTAGGTTCGTGATGCGGTTGTTGTAAATCTGCAACATACTGGCCGCATTGCCACCCGTTGGCACGTCAATGGCCGCCTCATCGAAGTCGCCGTAGAAGTCGTTGTTCTCGATGCGCCAGCCGATGTGGTCCTTGCCCAGACAGATCGCCTCGTCGTAGTTGCCCGATGTCGGCGCGTAGAAAAGGCAGTTCTCAATCCTGGCATAGTTGCTGTCCTCATCCGTGGTATCTGCGGTGATGAAGCTCAGGCCCGTGGCAGAGCCCTCCATGAACCAGCAGTCCTTGACGAGGAAGTCGTCGCCCCGCAGGTCAATCATATGCACCTGGTTGGCGATGTTGCATTTGAAGATGCAGTTGTGGATCTCGCAATCACAGCCCGTCACAAGCACACTTGCATCCGCATCGGTGGCAAAGGTGAAGGTCGGCCGCACGTCACCATTGCCAATGCCTACGACCTTGACCCCGTTCACATCCATCGTCACCGCGCCCGCGCTCGCCAGCGTCTCGGCGTGCCCCGGCATCAAGTAGATCACGTCACCGCTCGATGCCGTGCATTTGCCAATCGCGTAGTCCAGCGTGGCGAAGGGCGAGTCCGGGTCTTTGCCGTAGCCAGCCGAGTCGCTGGCCGCGCTGTTCCCGCTGTCCACAAACCAAATATCCCCGCCGTGCTCCGGCAGGTCGTCCACTACGAAGAAGCCGCCCTTCTGCCGTCGGCTGAAGAGCGCTGTTCTGTTTGCCATGTCTTATCTCCTCTCCAGGGCTTGACCTTTGTTAGCCGGGGAGGGCAAGCGTCACCCTCCCCGTCGGGATTCGCCCTGGCCTATGCCTGATTAGGCGTCAATCAGGCTTTCCGGTTGCTCCACGTAGCGCGGGTTGACCACGAAGGCCGCCACCACACCGTCAGCCTCCTGGTTGGTGCTCTCCGTCGTGTTCACACGCACATAGCCATAACCCTCGCTCGCCAGCTCAGCCGCCGGGACGTAGATCCACCAGGCGCTGTCAGCCGATCCCCCAACGGTGATCCCGCTGGTCGTCGCAGCCGCCCAGTTGCCCCATGTGTCGAACGTGGTCGAGCTCTTGTAGTAGAACGCCACCGCCGTGCTGTTCGTGGCACTCACCCCATCGCAGGCCTCGACCTGCAAGGTGCTCGCCCCACTCGACGCGTTGGTGCCGTACCACACGAGGAACGCGGCACCGTCGCCCTGCAGCTCGAAGATGTCCGTGGCGTCGTCGCTTCCGAATCTATCGGCGTCAGGTGCCAGCCCACCGATGAAGTGTAGGTTGTCAAGCAGTTTGGTCGTCATCTGTCTTATCCCTCCTAGGCCCTCTCAGCCAGATACACAAACGGCGAGACCGTGTCGCCGTCGTTGGCTGGTGTAATCGCTGAGCTCCACGCCGGTTGCCCGTCCACCCGGTAGATGAAGCGGAAGCACATCTCGTCGTAGTCAAACCGGATGTGGATGCTCTGAGCACTCTGCACGCTGCCCTTGTCACAAAGCAGGTACTGCGACATATCCGCTAGGATGATGTCGCCCGTGTCGCCCAGGTTGTCGTTGTACTCGGTCTCAATCACCGGAGCGCCAAACAGGGTGCCGTACTGCGTCCCGCTCAGCCCACCCGGCGGCATGAAGACCAGTCCGCCGCCCGTACCGATAGCCAGATCCATCTGGATCAGCTGCGGGAATACGTCCTGGCTGATAAACCACACGTAGGAGCCGCGCACGTAGCGCCGCGCCCACATGTTGATCACGTGCTCAGCCACCACGGTATCGGCCGCCTGTCCGACCTCAGCAGCCTGCGCAACCGTGCAGCCCGCGTTCATAACCCCCAGCGGCTGGCCCGCGCCCGTGCCGTTGACGATCGCCTCCTCAGTCAACCACACGAGTTCCTCGCGTGCTGCCTGTCCGATGACCGCCTCCAGCTGCGCGGCGTCGCTCAGCACCTCGTCCGTGGCATATGCCAGTGCCGCCACCTTGTGCGGCTCCAGGCGGATCTGCCGGAACGTGGGATGCGAACTCGTGATCTGGTCAGCCTCAGCCAGCCAGTATCCCCGAATGCCACCCCAGCGGTTGCCCGTGCCCCGATCGGTCTCGTTGACGCCATACAGCCGCGTGCTGTTCGCCCCCGCGCTCAGTGGGATGCGACGGCAGCGGCTCATAATCGGCGCGCTCATCATGTCCGGCTTGATCAGAGACCCGGCAAAGTCCTCCTGCACGAGGAACCCGCCATCCTCGCCCACGACCTCGCTCGCCCCGCTGACCGCCTTGCCCCGATTGACGGCCTTGTATGCCCGCTGATGCGCAGCCTTGAGCTGCTTAGACGGCCTGCGCCCACCCGGTCCTGCGCGGTAGATGTCCAGCAGCTGCTCTCCCAGGCTCTTGTACTCCGGGATGCTCGGATCCTGCGCCCTGCGGTCTTCCTCGTCCTCAGTCACATAGCCGCCCGTCGTGACCGGCTGGCTCTCCGACCACGCCTTCTGTTCGGCCTCGATCTCAGCCGCCTTCTTCGCTGCCTCAGCGCGCCCCTCAGCATCCTCAGCTTGCTCAATCAGAGACTTCCGCTCGTCCCCGTCTTCAGTCGTCGCAGCTTTGGCGTAGAGGTCGCGCGCCTCGGTGTATAGTTCTTTCCAGTCCATTTCAATCCTCCAAGGCTAGTACCATGTCAATCCGCTTTGCCTCCATTGCGGCCTGCTCCATCTCCGCAAATGCCCCCTCTATGGCCCCATCGTCTTCCATCGCCTTCCCCGCCTCCGCGACCTCTCGGCCCTCTGCTTTAGCCTCTGGGTCTGGCTCCTCTGCAAATAATCCAAGCGCTTTCGCTGCCTGGAGTGCATTCTGCGTCAGCATCCGCGGCTCCATCGGCGTCACCGTCAGCGTGTCCCCCATCAGCGGCCAGCGCGTGATCCGTCCATCTTCCGCCTTCTGCACCGCCACCGGGTCCGCCTCGCTGCTCGTGCCAATGAGCCCCTGGTCAATCAGCTCTTCCAACCACCTCACATACTCATTGCGCCGGTCAAGCACCCGCTCGACAAACACGCCCTGGTCGAGCCGCTTGGCCGTGCTCCAATCCACATAGCCCAGCGTGCCCAGATCCTCGCCCTCCGGTGCAAGCCTGTGCTCCCAATCCACCGGCAGCCGCCCCGTTTTGGTGAAGCGGCTCTCCAGCTCCGTCTCTGGCGTGAAGAACTCGCCCGCGCTGCCGTCGTCGTTCTTCCGTGGCGATGCAATCCCCTCCAAGTCGCGCCCATTGAAGAGCACGATATAGTTGCCCACCCTCAGCTCGTCATCCGTCCGGCTAATCGTCTTGAGTGCGTTTGTCATCGCTTTCCCCTGTGCCTCCTAAAACGCAAAACCGCCCATCCCCGGCGGCGCAAATGGAGCCACCAAAGGATGGGCGGGAGTATTGCTACTGCGGCCCGGCTATTCTATTGTCTAGGCGTCTGGCAAATACCTGCCCTCAATCCACCGCACAACCATCAAGAGCGCCCGTCGCAGCGTGAGCATAAAAGCGCGCATCTCGTCCTGATAGACGATCTCAGCAGGCTCGGTCGTCGTCACGTTGTCCATTGCCGCCCCTCTCATTCCACGCCTCAACCGCCAGGCTCTTCGTGATCTTAGGCCCGATTCTGGCGTGACACACAGAACAGCGTGCCACCCACCCCCAGCTCTCCTGCCTCACCACCTCCGCCTTCTGCCCGCAGAATGGACACGGTTTCATCGCATCCCCCCTTAATCCCCCAGGAAATGGATGTTCTGCTATCCATTCAAGCGCTACGTGCTCAAGAATCTCATCACGATTTTCGGCGTCGTATAAATCCCTCGTGATAATGTAAGGCAAAGCCACAAGATTCCCCTCGTAGCGATACAGAATAGTGGCCGCCATCATCTCAAGCCCATCGCCCCAGGTGTGCCAGCCCACAGTATCACCAAACGGCACAAGCCTCACTTTTCCGCTCATCGCATCCCCCCTTAATCCCCCAGGAACTTCGCTAGATTATCCATCGCCTTCTTGAAGAATCCCTCGATCTGCCCCATCTTCTCTTGCACAATCTTCTTCATCGTAGCCCAGCGCCCAACGTGCATCCAGGCCTGACCCTCGCCACGCACATAGCCGGCATACGGTATCGTATTGGTCACAAAGCCCTTGACGCCCCCGCTGAAGTGCTCTACGCGATGATCAAACCCACTAGCAAGGCCACCCCTTGCCCCCTTGCGCTGATAGCTGCTGCTCGGTGGTGCAGGTGGATATGTCCCCGCCCGCTGATGCACTAATGCAACAGCGCTCTCCATCGCATCGTGAGCCTCGCGCTTCACCACCTTGTTGCTCATATCGAACTTGCGCTGAAGCTCCTCCAGCCCTTTGACCTCAACCGTCGTGCTCAGGCTCATCAGTCTACCACCGGCACGATCCAGCATCGGCAATTAGGATGCGCTGGCGGATTCTCAATGCCTCCGCTGAACCGCGAGCCCAGCTTGCGGATCTCTCCCTGAAGGGGTCCACAGATTGGACACACCAAATCATCAGCCGCCGTCTGCCATTCTTTCTTCTTGATTACCCGACTTGCCATCCACGTCCGCTCCCTGGAATAGGCCAAGAATCGCACCGATTCCGTAGCGGCAACCATCTTGGCCCGCCACGGCGCATCGAAGATGTCCGTCATCCGCTGTTCAAGAGCGGGCAGGTCCTCGCCCGCATCAATCCAGTTCTCAAGCGAAGATCGCACCCGTTCCTTGGTTGTATCTTCCATTCCATCAATCAAGTCGTCCACATAGTCTCGTATGTAGTCCGCCGCGTCAATCTCCAGCTGGTCTCTGTCAATTCCCGTGTCCGGCAGCTCAATAAGCGCCTGCTCCATCGCATCCCGGAACATCTTCTCGAAGACGGGCAACAGCAGCCCCTTGAGCGCCTGCGCTAGCCTGTCCCAAATGCCCAGGCCCAACAGGTCAGCCGCTAACCCCTTCGCGTTCCCGGATGTACTCAATAAGTTCACGCCCATACTCCTGCCAAATCTGCCTTAACCCCTGCTCAATCTGCGCCTCGTACTGCTCCAGGGCTTTCCCCGCCATCAGCGGGGCATCGCCTTTTTTTGCCAGCGCCTCCACCATCTCCACGTCGGCAAACAAGGCCCGCACATCCCCCGCATCCTCGCAATCCCCCAGCGCCTTCCGTATCCCCTCCGCCATCGCGTGCGGAATCAGCGCGCTCTCGAAGCCCAGGGCCTTCTCCGGGTGGCCCTCCTCATAGCGCGTCGCCGCCATCCGCTCCCACTTCTCCAGGTCTGCGCTGTACCCGTTGCCCCCGATTGCCTTCTCCTCGTCCTCTTCCTCTTCCTGGAATGGCGGGGGCTGCCCCGGCTGCGCTGGCAGGCCGAACTCTGTCGGGTCTGGCTTCTCCTCGAATGCGTCCACATAGTGCTCAGGCACATCCTCAATCGCTGGTATCTCAATGCCCAACATATAGGCCCCGACCTCCGGCTTCATCCCCCCATCAACGTAGATCTTCCACGCCTGAGCCCGTGCGTTCTCATCCTGCTGGAATATATCGAGCGTGTTCCATCACCACACCCACTGCAAGCCCAGCTCATTGAACAGCTGCACGTTGAGCGTGTCAGCGATGAACTCACCCAGCGGCATTATCGTGTCAACATAGAATCCAATATCGTCACTCTCAGCCACCCCGCCGCCGCCGAGCCCCGACACGCTTGAGCTAAGCAGCTTGCTCATCGGCACGCCCATCGCCACAGCAATGTCCTCACGCATCTGCTTCGTCAGTTCATTGTTGTTGAGCGATTCCAATCCCTCGCCAATCTTGACGGGCTCCACCGTGTCAGCGTTGATGATCTCAGTGTTGAATGACGTGCTACTCCCGCTGAAGAATGTGCGCTTAAACCAATCCTTTAGCCGCTCCCGCTCGGATTCGACAGGATTGCCCTTCACCGCCAGCAGTGTGCCCTTGATTGCTCCCCTGGCAAAGAAGTCGCTGATAAACTTGGCTGTGTAGTAGTCCGCCCCGGCCGCCATCAGCCCTGCCTTGACTGGGCTGCTCTTCGGCGGCCCAATCTCCACGCTCTCGTCAGCAGGCCAGAAGTAAACAAACTTGTCCACTTCGTACTCTGTGCGCTTGCCGTTCACCTCTCGCTCGAAGCCAACCAGCCCCTCGTCGCCATCCAGCTTGGGCTTGATGGTGGAGGCCAACATATAGCGCAAATCCCGCATCAGCGTTCCCTGCATCACACGGAACAGGTACGCCGAACCCGGTCCCAGCAGAGAGCGCGCTGTCAGCTCAATCGTGCGCTTCGGATTTGGCAGCCACTCTAGCTTGTTCTCGTATGCAGTGCCCTCCTCAAACACATCGTCACTACCTACAGGAACCAGCCGCCACGGTGCTGCCCGGATCGCATCTGCAATGAGCCGCACGCACCGATAGACAAAGGAGACCTTCTGCATTGCCAGATTCCAACGGATCTCGCCATCCTCAGCGCCATCCTGGTCAATGAGCCAATCGAGGAAGTCGTCCATCCGCGAGACGGATACGCTCTTGCGTCCATCGGTGTACCAGAGGTTATTCATAGCCATTGCCTCAGTAGATGTACCACGTATAGCTGTTTATCGCCTGATTCGCCAGCGCCCTGGCGATGACCGTATCATCGTGCATCCCCTCTGGTGCAGAATACGATGACCGGCCCGAAGGCGTGATCCTCCGTTCGTATGCCTCCAGCTCGGAACGCGCCACCGTGTCGTCAAGCCACCTCACCTCTTCCCGCTCCAGTGCCAGCGCAAGGCTCTCAATCAGCGGCGGCTTGGATGTAGCCGTCGTCTGGAATCCGTGGACTGGCAGGCCATCACGCTGTAGCTGCTCAATGACAGGCTCTCCCATTGCGTTGCTCTCTGCGCTGATGTAGGAAACGCCCCACCTCTCAGCCAGTACCTCCAACCGCTTCCGCTGGAAGACGTAGTCAATCTGATTGAAGCGGTCGAGCGCCACCTCCCGCCC